ACAAAAAATATACGCATATGACTAAGACAACCAAGACAAAGAATGGCCGCAAAATCAATACATTCGTCAAGAACGGAAAGTATTCTCTTTCTTTTACTCGCCCTGTAAAGGGTGTAAAGGATGAGATTATGCATCTTAGTGTGACTGGTATCAATCCCGTCACCAAGAAGATGAACAAGGTTCGCCTTGATGGTAGAGCAGTTGCTGCTTTGCGCCGTATTCTTACCAAGTAATATTGTAGAATATTGATATATCAAAATCCCCCAAGTTATTTTGGGGGATTTTTTATTGACACTTAGTATATCCATAGTATGCTTGTTCTATGAAAATAGACATACAGTCTATAGATAGAAACTCTTTTATGGTTCACCAGCATCTCGTTGGTGAGCACGAGTGCTATTTGATTCAACCTATTCATATCGGAGCGACTTGGAACAAGCAGAATCTTATCTTTAGATCTTCACTGTGGGATAAGGAAGGAAATCCTGTTTCACTGAGTTTCAAGAAGTTTTTTAACCTTGGTGAAAAGCCTGACATATCACCCACACCGTCTTCTCTCGTTGGTTCAAGAATGATTGAGAAGTTGGACGGTTCTACGCTTATATTCTCAAGATATAAGGGGCATACTGTTATTCGTACAAGAGGAACGACAGATGCTCGTAGGCAAGAAAACGCACACGAAATAGATGTATTGCTAAATAAGTATGCCAAGTTTATATCATATCTTGAAAAGCAAGACACCACTCAGCATTCTTATATCTTTGAGTGGCTATCTCCTACCAATCGTATTGTATTAGATTATGGCAAAGAGCCCGATATGGTTCTTATTGCCGCAATTGTACACGATGACTATTCGCTTGTAGACCAGCACTCACTAAACCATATTGCCAGAAACTATAACTTTCGCCGCCCAAAGTTTTATAATTATAACTCCATCGACGAATTACAGAAGGCAGTGGTTGATATGCGGGACTTTGAGGGCATATGCCTGTATTACAACGACGAACAGGATATTCTAAAGATCAAGAGTGCTCAATACTTGTATCTGCATCGCGCCAAGAGTGAAATCTCAAGCATAGAAAAGGTAATTGATGTATATATTGATTGGTTTATGGACCGTCATACACTATCTCACGAACCTACTGGCTATACTGAGTTCTTTGATTATCTTACGCATAAGTTTGACTACGAAATAGCAAATATGGCAATCGGGCATATTTCACGCATATGCGATGCGATGAAAGAAGTTCATACCATAATGAACGCACTGTTTGCTTTTGCCGCCGCTCGTTCTAAAATGCCACGCAAGTTTGCTGCCGCAGAAATATTACAAGCACATGGCAGCACAGGCAGATCTGCGATTGTATTCAAAGTGCTTGACGGTAAGCCAATAACAGCAGATGACTACAAGAAAATCTTATACCAAGTTCTTAAATGATCATCACAAACTTTCCTGCGAAACTAAAACAAACTATGAATCTCGCAACGATGCTATTCGTGATGCTAAAAGAATACTGACAGAGTATCGTAGTGATAGAATACCATACAAATGTAGTTATTGCGGATATTGGCATCTTGCTACAAAATACTAATATTTATTTATGATGACAAAAACAGCACATACAGACAAAATCGCCAAGCGTCTTGAAGTTGGAGATGTTGTAATATCTTCAACAGGTAAAAAAATGAAAGTAACCGCCGTAATACAAAAGGTTAATAGAACTGTTGTATTATTTGATGATGATATGGAGATTGACTTTGACCCATACTTCAGGATTGAAAAAGTTATACCTGCCAAGAAATAACACTTGACTTTTTATATTATTGTAGTCATAGTTATATCTGAAAGGATATATTATGAATGTTATCTCTCAACCAGTATTGTGCCTAAATAACTTATGGCAGGCTTTGAATACAAAGACTGTCAAGGAGGCTCTTATTTCTATGCTGGGTGGGGTTGATGGCAACAATCCGCCTGCTCTTGCCATAGATATGAACTTTCGTGTGGATGAAAATGGCAGCGTAGATTGGGATAATCCAGAATATGTACAGCCGGTTGATTGGGAAACTTGGAAGAATCTGCCTATAAGAGATTATGATTTGGCTATACATACTTCTAATATGACTATTCGGGCTCCGCGAGTAATCATACAGCCAAACTATAGCAAGATGCCTGTAGTTACTCCTCGTCCGACCAAAGAAAGCATTCGTAAACGTGATGGTGGAGTATGTCAATATACGGGTCGTCAGATTTCTTGGAAAGATGGCAACATTGACCACGTTATTCCTCGTACCAAGGGCGGCAAGAATACGTTTGAGAATATGGTATGGTGTCATAAAGAAATCAACAGCAAGAAAGGTGATAAAACGCCAGAACAGGCTGGTCTAAAACTTATTCGCAAGCCAAAGGCACCAAGGGCTGTGCCAGTAAGTTCAACCATACAAATCGCACATCATCCAAGTTGGATACATTTCTTGGATAATGTTACTGAAGTAAGGCAAGAAATAGCATCTTGACAACAACAATACCCTGATCTATATTATCGGGGTATTTATTTATGACTTATTTTTATATACTTCTGGTTGCGATATTCATTATTGAGTTGTGTCTGGCGTATTCTTGTTATAAGTTTTATCTTATGATAAAGAAGATGGATAAGACAAATAAAACTACTATAGTTGAAAATGGCAACGCCATCACAGAAACACTAAGAATAATATTTGACAATCTAAAGCGTCAAACCAGTAAGGTAGATAAACTATCGGGCAAACATACGGAATATCAATCACGATTTCATAGATTAGAGCAGCACGTTCAGCGTCTTTTATCCAAAGACAAAGAATCTGTTGAACTACCAAAAGAGGAAAACAAAAATGAGCGACGAAACAACAAAGCAGATTGAGTTTGGCAAGTTGGCTATTGGCAGCAAGTTTTACTTGACTAAGCCTGTAGAATCAACTTCTGCTGTATTCACAAAGATTACATCGTCAAAAAATGATGCTGGTGTATGGTCCAATGCCAAGAATGGCTTTGGATTGACAACCTTTGTACAATACGATAAGCGTGTCTGGACCAAATCGTAAAATGCCAAGAAAAAAAGCAACAGAAACTGGTGCTGTCATAACAAAGCCCAAGGGATTGTTTGATCATATCAATCATGTCCGCGAAAAGCAGGACATTGATTATTTTGACAAACTTACCGACGCAGACAAAAAGAGTTGGTCCAACTTTATGGTGTGCCGTTTTCTAAGTATGCAACCTGAACTTATTGATACATTGAATCACGTACAGAAATATAGCGGCGTATTATCTCCTAAAGAGTTTTACAAGGTGCTGATTGCTTTTGTGCCAAAGCGTAGGGCATTTTATCCATATATCAAGAGCAAGAGTGAGAAGTATAATCCTGCTTTACTCACTCTGCTATCCAATCATTTTCAAGACAGCGAAAGAAATGTGCTTGAGTATATATCCATCTTGACAAAGGCCGATATTGTTGGCATTGTTGGCAAATACGGATATAACGAAAAGCAAATCAAAGAACTAATGGAAGTATAACATATGAAAGTAGCCATCAACGCATCTTATGGAGGGTTTGGTCTATCACCCGAAGCACTGAAACTATACTGCGAAAAAGCAGGCGTTAGTTGTTATTTCTTCAAGTATGAATATACTACCGATCATACGTTCACGAGTAAACTTGTTCCTGCACATGATTTGACTGACCGTCGTGGCTATGGCGGTGACTATATTGCGTTTTCTATACCAAACCCTCAAGAGCAAAAAAATCCACACGATTATCGCGTAAACGAAAGGTTTACAAATGACAGAACCAACAAGTTTTTGATTGAGGCGATTGAAGAACTTGGATCAGAGGCAGCAAGCGGAAGCAGTTGTAAAATAAAAATCGTTGAAGTACCCGACGATGTAAAATGGCATATTGCTGAATATGATGGTTGGGAATGGGTGGCAGAAGATCATCGTAAATGGGAATAAACATATGTCTAATAAAAATGTTATAGGAGTTGGAGGCGCAGCCCGCAGCGGTAAAGATACATTTGCTTCTATTGTAGAAATGAAACTACAGCAGGCTGGTTATAGCGTCAAGAAGGTCGCATTTGCTGACCCGCTAAAGCAGCATTGCGATAAGTTTTTATTGGAAAATCTTGGCATATCTGCTTTTACACAAGTTCCTGAAGAAAAGATTCTTATTCGTCCTATGCTTGTATGGTATGGCGATGCTCAACGCAAACGCACAAATGGCAGATACTGGGTTGATCTTGCCAAGAAAACTATTGATGAATCCAACTATGACTTTTATATCGTTACGGATGTGCGATATGATGTATATGAAAAAGATGAACTATACTTCTTGAAGAAAGAGACCAAAGGAGTGCTGTGTCATATCAGCAAGTATAGCATTGTTGATGGCGTAAAGAAGTTTGTATTGCCCGCCAATGACCACGAAGAAGCCAACAATCCAAAAATCAAAGCCGCCGCACAACACCGGATAGAATGGGAAGATGAAGGCAAGATGACAGCCGAAGAACTATTACTGAATCCAAAACTGAATGAACACGTAGAAAAGTTTATGAAGATTTGGATACAAAAGTTTTAGTATTTGTATTCATCACCATCTTCTTCTTGGTCTTCGCCATCTTCATCATCTTCGTCGCCAAGTTCGTTTTCAAGTTCTTCGCTTAGTTTGGTAAAGTCTTCGTGCTCTAACTCAAGTTTTGCCACGATAGAAGAAATCAAGAAGGCAAGTTCTCCCTTCTCAAAGTTCATGCTCTTGATATTTTTTGAGAACTTGTTTGCGATGGCATATATCAAGTTTCTGCGTGCCGACAACTCATCATTGTTGTATATGATGCCAGGTATTGGATTTTTATCGCTATGCATGTCTGATAGTTTAGCCATTTCTTCCTTTAGCATCTGATTATACTCTGCATCATTCGCCGCAATACTTTTAATTAAACTTTTCAACTCATCTATGTCTTTCTTCTTTACAACCTTTGCCACTGAAAAAGTACGTAATACTCCCTTTTTCTGTAGAACGTGTGTGAATGTTTTGTTATCCATATATGATATATTTTTTGTTTATCTAAATAAATATAAACTCTTTACAATTGACATCAACAATACTTGATATATACTGATTTTATGTCTATAAATGATTTTTACGCCGAACCAGTAGCAGAAACTCCTTTGCCTACGCAAGAAGAAACAAAAAAACTGAAAACAGTAAGCTTCAGTCAATATGCTATGTGGCTGAAATGCCCCCAGCAATGGAAACTGTCGTATATAGACAAGCTTGCTCCATATGAGGCAAGCATTCACACAGTTTTTGGCACAGGTATCCACGAAGCCTTGCAAGAGTATCTGCGAGTGCTATATACGGTGGGTGCCACAGAAGCAGACGCACTTGATACTTTTTCTATTTTTAAGAAGTCGTATGAAGAGGGATTGAAAGATCTCAAGATTGCGGATGCAGAACAATCCAAGTTGAATGAAGAAGATCTTGAGGCATTAGGATTGATTACTCCGCAACTTGTATCTGAATTTGAGAACGATGGTAAGATTATTCTTGATCACGTATTGAGTTATTCTCAGCGTAGCAAGCATTTTCCTAGCAAGAAGTATGAAATTGTTGGCATTGAACTGCCGTTGGAGATTCCACTGAGAAGCAATACGATATTATACAAAGGCTTTCTTGACATCGTTTTCAGAGATAAAACAACGCAAAAGATTCTTATTCTCGACTTCAAGACTAGCAGTAGAGGCTGGAACAAGTACCAAAAAGCGGATCGCACGAAGATTGACCAACTACTGTTGTATAAGCGTTTTTATCATCAAATGTTCAAGGTACCGATGTCTGACATAGAAGTTGAGTTCTTTGTAGTCAAGCGTAAGTTACTTGAAGATGCTGAGTTTCCGCAGCAGCGTATTCAACGCATATCGCCGCCAGATGGCAAGATGAGCATGAAAGAAGTAGAATCTGCTTTTCTTGACTTTATAAAAAATGGCTTTGATGACAACGGTGAATATAATAAAGACGCTGTGTTTCTAAAGAATCCTGGCAAGGGCCGCAAAAACTGTAAGTATTGTATCTTCAAGACACTCAAGAACGATAAAGGCGAACTTTATTGTAACGGAAAAGAAGGCTGATATATCACTTTAATTTCACTTCAAATAAAAATCTTCGGGCTTGAATCCCTTTTTTTCAATACCCCAAAGTATTTGATTATATTTTCCATTATAAAGTAATTTATCTTGATCTTTTTGTATATATGGAATGGATTTTGGCATTGGACTTTTTATTGCTATTTTCATCCAAGGATCTGGATTGGATAGGTTTTTTAATGTAATAATACTAGCATCGCCCTCCCAGTTTGGTTCATCTACTCCACCTTTACCATTGCCGGGTTTAGTAACAAATATAATACCACGATCAACTAATTTTTTAATATTAAACGGATTTTTTTTAACTAACTCGTAGCCTGCTCCGTCACCCTTGTTACTGAATTTTATTTCGTCGTCTATAACATCTTGTAATATTTCTATTAGTTTAATCATAATCAATAAATATGGTATAATTAAACGGAAAATAAAATTGTTAGTTTCTATACGCCAATAGTTTTTTATATATACGGAAAACCTAATCTCATATATATGTATATAGAGAAATCTAACAATCATATATATGAAACTAAAAACTAGCCACGAAACATCATTCACTTCTGTACACCTGTTCAAGGACAAATATACTGCTTTTAAGGAAGCAGGTGTATCAAGTGGAATGACGCTACAAAAACTTGTAAATCGTTGTGTATATCTTTATATCAACGATCCAGAGTTCAGAAAGAAGCTCAACGAAGAAAATTCTTTACAAATCAGCGGTTCTGCATTTTAAATAATTTGACATAACGCAGATTTAAAACATAATACAAGGTTATATATGGTAAATAGTTATATTCCTCAGAAGGACAGAAAAAAGATTATACTGCTTTGCGATGACCTGAGAATGCATTCTGGTATTGCTACAATGGCAAGAGAGTTTGTAACAGGTCTGGCGGGCAAATACAACTGGGTGCAAATGGCAGGCAGCGTAACGCATCCCGAAAAAGGCAAGATAATGAATCTTGACCAAGCCACCAACCAAGTTGCTGGTATAGATGATTCGTATGTTCGCCTATATCCAGTTGATGGTTATGGGGACGCCAATCTTCTAAACGAAGTTATCAAGATGGAAAAACCAGATGCGTTGCTTCATTTTACTGACCCTCGTTTTTGGATTTGGCTATATCAGATTGAGCGTGAATTGCGTCAAAAAATTCCAATCGGGTTTTATAGCATCTGGGACGATCTTCCATATCCAATGTATAATCGTCCATACTATGAGTCGTGCGATTGGATTGGCTGTATCAGCAAGCAGACAGAAAACATTGTAAAGAACATTCTTGGAACTACACTAAATAATCCTACAACTGTATCGTATGTGCCGCACGGTATTAATCGTAAGATGTTTAGACCGTTGACTACCGAAGCTGAATTGAGCGAATTGCAACTAATACGCAGACAGTATTTCAAGAAGGACTATAAGTTCGTAATATTCTATAATAATAGAAATATTCGTCGCAAGCAAACCAGCACAATACTACTTGCGTATAGAGCATTCTGTGACAATCTACCAAAAGAAGAAGCAGCAAAGTGCGTATTATTCCTACATACACATCCAGTAGATGAAGCGGGTACCGATTTGCCAGCGTGCAAGCAGGCATTTTGCCCGAATTATGATGTAGTGTTCAGTGTTGACAAGGTTCTTCCAGAAAGAATGAATCAGTTATATAACATTGCAGATGTAACAGTGAATCTTTCCGACAACGAAGGATTTGGTATTGCTACTGCGGAAAGCGTAATGGCAGGTACTCCAATAATTGTCACGGTTACTGGAGGATTGCAGGATCAGTGTGGATTTACGGACGATGCAGGAAATCCGGTGCAATTTGAAAATGGATGGGGAACTAATGCCGATGGTAGATACAAGAATCACGGCAGATGGGTTACACCAATCTTTCCGGGCGCAAGAATGATGCAAGGTAGTATTCCTACTCCATACATTCTTGCCGATTATGCCAAGTGGGAAGATTGTGCTGAAGCATTCATGTATTGGTATCTAACCGGTAAGGAAAAGCGTCGTGAATATGCATTAGAAGGTAGAGAATGGATGTGCGGAGTTGGCGGACTAAGTGCAGAAAGTATGTGTGAAAAAATGGCAAATGGACTGGACAATATGATGGCAAACTGGAAAGGTCGTGAAAGATTTAACATTCATCGTCACGATGAATATGTTGGACACAACATGCCAAACAATAGTCTTGGATTTCCAATTCCTAAGATCAATAAAGATGAAGTACTAAAAAAATATAACAAATAAGAAATATTATGGCTAAAGCATTAACTAAGGAAGAAGCAAAGACAAAAATCTACGAACTTGCCAAGCAACTTCGTGAAATTGAAATGGAAAAGCGAGTTGTTATGACTGACTTCAAGGATCGCATCAACGATGTTAAATCCGAGATGGAAGCTATTATTCAAGAGCAAGAAGGTCAAAACACACCAGGCACAGCACCCTAACAAACAAAAGGTTATATAAATGAGCAACGAAATTAAACCAGTATGTGTCATACAAGGTCCAATAGCATCTCGCTCTGGATATGGCGACCATTGCTTTGCATTAGCGACTGACATTATCAAGTATGATAAGTTTGACGTTAAAATCGTACCGATGCGATGGGGAGTATGCCCCAATACGATGTTGGATGACGAAACTCGTCCTATGGTGAAAGAAATCAAAAGTAGAATATTGACAACAAATCTTACTTCGCAGCCGGAATTATTTGTTCAAGTATCTATTCCGAACGAATTTCAACCAAAAGGAAAATACAATATAGGTGTAACGGCGGGTATTGAAAGTACGGTACCAAAACCAGAATGGATAGAAGGGCTTAATAGAATGAATCTAAACATAGTTCCATCCAATTTCTCGAAGGAAGTATTCGTAAAAACTGCATATGACCGCAGAGATGAAAGAACAGGCGTCACGGATAAGATTCAAGTTAATAAACCAATTGAAGTTGTGTTCGAAGGCGTAGATACAAATATTTACAAAAAAACTAATGAACCGTCTGAAGAAATAGATTCTGCACTAAACGCAATTCCAGAAACATTTTGTTATCTATTCGTAGGACATTGGATTCAGGGCGATCTCGGCGCAGATAGAAAAGATGTCGGAATGCTAGTGAAAATCTTTAGTGAAGTATTTAAAAACAAGAAAAATGCACCAGCGTTGATTCTCAAAACAAGTGGAGCAACTTTTTCTAAGATAGATAAAGCTGAAATATTAAAGAAAATCAATGATATTCGTGCTTCGCTGTCTGGCAATCTCCCAAATATATATATTATACACGGAGAATTGACTCCGGTTGAGTTGAATCGTTTATATAATCATCCGAAGGTGAAAGCTCACGTTAGTCTTACACATGGCGAGGGGTTTGGAAGACCGCTATTGGAAGCGACTCTTAGTGGAAAACCACTTCTTACCACTGGTTGGAGTGGACACGTAGATTTTCTACCGGAGAATCTCTCAAATTTATTGCCTGGTACACTGGTAAATATTCATCCAAGTGCTTGTAACGAATGGCTAGTGAAGGAAGGTCAATGGTTCAACGCCAACTACAGCATTGCTGCACAAAAATTGGAAGACATGTATGAAAATTACATAAATTACGTCCCAAATTCCGAAAAGTTGCGCGTACAAAATTCTCAGAAGTTTAATCTGGATGAAGCGGGGAATAAGTTGTTCGAAGTCCTTGACAAGCATCTTCCAGTGTTCGAGAAGAAGGTTGCAATTACTTTGCCAAAATTTAAGAAAATAACTCCCGCTGAAGCGCCCACTGTTGCCTGATCTTTATGGCTCTTTACATTCACGTTAACGACAGTTCTTTCAAGAACTACGGAGACGACCGTAAAAAGCACGTATTAATAGAGAATGAATGGGAACCAGACGCGGGGCTGGATAGATACAAAGACCCCGCTTGGATTTAGAGATATCAATATGAAGCAACTTTAGTATCTCATTTATTTAACTTTATAAAAAGATGAAAATCAGTTATTTAATTTCTTGCCACAACGAGACACGCGAACTTCTCGAATTGACCGAGAAACTCAACACTCACTTGAAGTCTAATGCATCGAATGACGAAGTTGTTATTTTAGACGACTTCTCAGACAACGAAGATACAAAGAATATATTAGAAAACGCGAGAGGATATGGATTTTCTATTGTTCAGCATGCATTAAACAAGAACTTTGCCGAGCATAAGAACTATGGCTCAAAACGTTGTGTCGGCGATTATATTGTCCAACTTGATGCTGACGAGTATCTTTGGCCCGAACTGTTGCAAAATATGCAAGAGTTGATCACGTCCAATCCGCAAGTCGAATTATACAGAGTGCCGAGAGTCAATATTGTGAGAGGATGTACTCCACAAGATGCGGCTATGTGGGGATGGCATCTAAGCACATTACCAAAATATTTTGGAAACGAACAAATAATCAATTGGAATCACGGGGACTATCAATCTCGTATTTATAAGAATAGTCAAAAAATTCAATGGAAGAAGCCATTGCACGAGACCATAGAAGGTGCAGAATATGTTGCAACATTGCCTAAAGAAGTGGAATGGGCAATTATACACGACAAAACGATCCAGAGACAGCTTTCTCAAAACAAGTTTTACAACCAAAATTGGTCGAAACAGGCCAACATGGGGCAAGGTTAAAAATGAAAAATTTAATTTTAATTACATCACATAATCAGACCGAAGAGTTCATGATTGCGCCAACCCTTCTCAAAAAAACAAATTTTTTATGGCAATTTGATTTAATATTACACAACAATAATAAAAACATAGATCAAAAGTATCTTCGTAATTGCTTTGATTTATTTCCCAATGCAAACAAAAAGCTTATCCATACGGAAAAGAATGCGGGATATGTTCAAGGATTACACCAAACCCTCAGCGATTTATATGATGAATGGAAACAATATGACAACGTTCTCCATCTGCACTGTGACGTTTTTGTAGTAGATGAAAATAAACTTCTTCAGGTGATGGTGAGTAATATGGACCACGCATTTGTATTTTCTATGTGCAACCCACCAGACCCAGTTCTTTATAAAAACTTTCCACAGAATCGGATGATTAGTACGGATATATTTGTTATTCGCCCAAAATTACTCAACACGAATGTGTTTGCAAATTACGTTTTACCCGAATACAATCAACCAAACGTCTGTGTAGATGGCAATATGGTCAATCCATGGTGCGAATTGATTTTACAAACGGAGCTAGAAAAACATAACGTCTCATATGCGGTCGTTAAAAGGTTTGATAATGAGTCTTGGTGGCCAAGGAGACCTTGTTTGTGGGGATGTTGGCACGAGCACAATTACTCCAAAATTAAAAAATATTTATGAAAAAAATATGTTTGCACGCAAATGTACTAGACGATAGGGGAAATGGTACTGTAATATACGATTACGCTTCCGCATTAAAAAACATACTTGGATATGAGGTGGTTATTTCCAGTGACATAAATAAATCTATTTTTTTGGAAAGATATTCTGGATTTGAGTGTGCCATGTATAATGATATTAGTGAATTGGAAAAAATAATTGATGAAAGAAAAATAGATGTATTGTATATGACTCGCGCCGGTGGCGTAGAATATTTTCCAAAAAACTGCAAGACCGCAATCCATTGTGTATTTAGTATGGCCGAGCCCCATGGTGACGTATATGCCGGTGTAAGCGAGTGGCTTGCCAAATATTTCAAAAAAGATAAATGGGTTCCTCACATAATAAATCTTCCAAAAACAACCCAAACTCTTCATGACGAACTTGGAATACCAAAAAATCATTTTGTTATTGGCCGACTTGGTGGATATAATCAATTCGACGTGCGTGAGGCTCAGTCCGGTGTGTTTAATGCGTTGCAACAGAGAAATGATCTATGGGCAATATTTTTAAATACCAAACAATTCACTGATCATCCTAGAGCAAAATTCCTTCCTTTCAGTCCAAGCTTGGATTATAAATCGAAGTTTATAAATACTTGTGATGCAATGATACACGGTCGCTCGGACGGAGAGACCTTTGGACTCGCGGTTGCGGAATTTTCATCCTTCAACAAACCAATATTCACATACGATGCACAATATTGGTGGTATATGAGGGCTCACATCGATATGCTCGGAGATCGCGGAATTCTTTACAAAACATCGGACGAATTGACTTCTTATCTATTGCAAATTAATAAAACATATGTCAATAATATTGATTGGGATAGATATTCTATCAAATTTTCTCCACAAAATGTTATTCAGCGATTTGATGAAGTTTTTATAAAATGAAAAAAATAACCACAATCATAAATTACTGTAGCAACGATTACGTATTTTTGAAACCGTGTATCGATAGTGCACTGGCACTTTCAGACTCTGTAATAGTTCCTTACTGCGACCATTTCTTGGACGGAACTCCCGAAAACAAGGAACTTATTAATAGAGGCATTAAAGAGAATAAAAATGCTCAATTTTTTGAATTCCAATATTCTCCATCGCAAACCTCTCGGTGGCACCATAATGCTGCAAGAAAAGTCGGCATTTCTATGGCACCGCAAGATACAGATTATTTTTTATTTTTGGACGTTGATGAGATAATTGTTCCAGATCAATTCAAGGATTGGTGGTCGCATCAACAATATCAACTATTAACGAGTTATAAGCTTGCCAATTATTTTTATTTCAGGGATGTTATATATCAGGCAAAAGAATGGCAAGATTCGGTAGTATTGGTTAAAAAAGGAACATTTACAGAAGATATTTTTATATTCCACGAAAACGAACGTTCCGCATTTTACGATTATGTTCCAAAAAACGAACGAGCGAGAAATGTAATTTATAGTGGAAAACCTTTCATACATCATTATTCCTGGGTAAGATCCAAAGAAGCTATGATAAAAAAAGTAACTTGTTGGGGACACAGTAAAGATCGAGATTGGGTGTCGGCAATTCACGAGGAATTTTCTGCACCATTTCGCGGAAAAGATGTTGTACTTGGATATGAGTATAATACAGTGGATCCATACATAAATATTTCAATTACATGAACATAAAATTATCAGGTACAAAAATAGTAGAAGTTCCATACTTCATTGATCAGATAGATGATATAAAAAAATCCATCTTGATTGTAGGAGAAAGACACGGAGGAGAAGGCGTGAGCGAAACGTTATTCGGACTGGGCGCAAGAAACGTAACAACCACGGACATTGTTTCAATACAAAAAGATTCTTGGCTTGATTTGAATGGCAAGGAATGGAAGCACGTAGAGGCGGATTTTATACAATATGATGAAAACTTGAAGTATGATTATATTGTAGCCGTATCTGTATTTGAACATTTTGGGTTTTGGTTTTCTGGCAATAAGATGGCTAGCGGCGTATATGAAGAAGATGTATGTCGGTGGAATCACGACATAAAAGGAATATTAAAAGGTTGCAAATTACTTAAAGACGAAAGGTCTAAGTTTATAATTACATTACCCGCTGGGCCATATATGAATTATGAAAAAACTGGCGAACCATTTCTTAGGTCTTATGACCATAGGCGTCAGAGTATATTAAAAAATGAAGTTGTGAGCAGAGGATATTCTATTACAGATGAAAAATTTTATTATTCTGCTAACTTTGCAGAATGGTATGAATCGGACAACACTATAACTGACCCAAAAAATTATAACTTGTATAGCGCATTTACACCGAACGTAATTTGGGCGTTCACCATACAAAAAATATGAAAATTATATATAGATTTAGTGATCTTGGATACGATAAGCAAAAATTACCGTTGGTAAATAATGAAAACTGCTTTATTAACTTCTGTAACAATTTTTTGAATGGAAACTTTGACGGAGTAACCATAATAATGGACAATTGTTACGAACATACGGTTGAAAAGTTTAAAACAATCATCAACAAAATGAGTCGCGGAGGTACACCAAAAATAATAACCACGCTCAATGGAAACGCAGGTTCTTACAAGTATGCGTTGCAATATGCGATGGAAAATTTCTCTGACGACGAAATTGTTTATTTTGTTGAAGGAGACTATATCCACGACATTGACTCTAAAAAAATACTAGAAGAAGGATTCAACTTGATGGGGGCAGAAGTTGATTATGTCACGTTGTATGCTCATCCAGACAAAGAAGCAACGCCGGACAGAATAATACCCGAATACGTTTTTAGATCTATTAATTCGTATTGGAGGACTTGTGAAGCAACCACGATGACTCACGCGGCCAAAGTGCAAACCATAAAACGAGATTTTTCTATTATAAACAAATGGGTCTCCGGAAAACATCCAGACGATTATAGAATGTTTTTGGAACTCAAGGCTAATGGAAAGCTCCTAGTATCCAGCATGCCAGGATATTCCACACACGGAGAAACTGCGTGGCTAAGTCCGTTTAAAGATTGGAATCATATTTTAGAAAAATCATTAGTATGAATATAATTCAAATAGGAGCGAATGATGGAGATGATGAGGTTTATGAACTAATATCTTCAAATCGGGATAAAATAAGTAAAGCAGTGTTGATAGAACCAATACCATATTGTATTCCCGCACTACAAAATAGATACGCCGAAATAAAAAACGTATATATAGAAAATATAGCAATAACCAATAACCCCGACATAAAAGAGCAGACATTTTATTATATAAACGAAAGCAATTACCAAGTAAGTTCTTTGAAAAAACAGCACTTGACCGATCACGGCGTTGAAGATAAATTGATAAGATCAATTAGCGTTAATTGTTTGACAATTTCAAATATCGTTGATAAATATGATATTAGAAACTTGGATTTTCTAGTTATCGACGCAGAAGGATATGATTATGAAATAATAAAAAGCATAGACTTTGGAAAGTGTAATATTAAATGTATTAAATTTGAATCTATGCACATCGACGGGGTACACAGAAAAGAACAAAGATATACTGACCTTATTCTGTTTTTAGGAAGTATGGGATATAACGTAGGAGATCCGCAAGGGTTAAACACAACGGCAATAAAAAAATAAAATTTATGGAAAACAATCAACGAGAAGAAATTTATAAATTCATAGAAAGTATGACATCCAAATATGGATTTGTGCCAAAGTTTGCTCACAATATTGTGGCAAAAGATAAGAAGAAGGTATACTATTCAGGTCCGTACTTTGATAATAACGAACTGGTAGCTGCCATAGAAGCACTATTATTCGGAAAGTGGTCTTCTTCCGGAGAAACTTGTGCAAGATTTGAGCGAGAGTTCGGACGACACATTGATAATAAATTCTCGTTCTTTTGCAATAGCGGATCGAGTGCCAATTTGCTTTTGATTGCTGCGTGCAAGGAATATTTTGGATGGAAAGATGGTGATCAGATCATCGTTTCTGCGGTAGGATTTCCAACTACCGTGTCTGCAATTGTACATAATAATCTAAAGCCAGTGTTTATAGACATTGAATGGTCAACGTTGAATTTTGATTTGGTAAAGATTGAAGAAAAGATAACTGAAAAAACCAAGGCAGTATTTCTTAGCCCAGTGTTGGGTAATCCTCCAGATATGGACGAAATGCTTGCTATTACCAAAAAACATAACCTGAAACTCTTGCTGGACAATTGCGATTCTCTTGGGTCAAAATGGCGTGGAAAATACCTAAACGAATATGCTATAGTATCCAGTTGTTCTTTTTATCCAGCACACGAAATAACAACTCTTGAAGGCGGAATGGTGTCTTCGGACATACAAGAAATTGTTGATTTGGCCAGAAGCTTTGGTACTTGGGGCAGAGATTGTTATTGCGTGGGGGCAGCAAACTTGTTGTGCAATGGTTCGTGTAATAAGAGATTTTCAAACTGGCTACCAGAGTTCCCAGAACTTATTATCGACCACAAATATGTATTCAATAGAATTGGCTGGAATTTGAAGCCACTGGACCTACAAGCTGCCATAGGTCTAGAGCAGTTGAAGAAACTTGATTATATCTGTAAGACAAGACAATCTAACAAGGACGCGATACAATCCGCATTGAAGAAGTATGTTGATGGTTTGAATTTTCCAAACACATTTGCTGAAACAGATTGGGTTCCTTTCGGTGTGCCTATTATTTGTAGAGATAAAAAGCAAAAGGAAACGCTTGTTGCGTTCTTGGAAAAGAACGGTGTGCAGACCAGAAACTATTTTGCTGGAAACTTGCTCGTACATAATGGATACAAGCATCTCGATGATTATAAGAAATATCCAGAATCAAATAAAGTTCTTGATCTCGTATTCTTCGTCGGCTGTGCTCCAACAATATCTTCGGACAATCTAAATCATATTGAAACTGCATTATCAACATGGACGAACTAACAATATTTGGCGGATCTGGATTTGTTGGCAGTAATTTTGCCAAACTATATCCTCAAAAAAGCATAATAATGCCTCGCGACGAAAATTGGTCCGAGAATATGAAAGATGTGCTATATCTTATCAGCACAACTCACAACTATCATGTGTTTGATGATCTTCATAAAGACATCAACACCAATCTGAATAAGCTAATGGATGTATTGCCAAACGTTCAAGGTACATTCAATTTCGTAAGTAGCTGGTTTGTATATGGCGAGGGATATACCAAATATCGTCCAGCCAAAGAAGGCGACCCGTGCAATCCAAAGGGGTTTTATTCAATCACAAAAAAAACCGCAGAGGATCTTACAGAGTCATTTTGCCGTACATTCCATAGAAATTATAGAATATTACGTTTGTGCAATGTAATTGGTGGCGATGTTGGTGCAGGAAAGAAAAAGAATGCACTTGAATATCTCATTGGAAACGTTGTTAGAAACGAGCCAATAAGCATATACAAAGGAGACAATTACAGAAATTTCATGCACGTTGAAGATGTATGTGCTGCTATAAACTTGGCAACGCATAGTGGAAAATTTAATGAAATATATAACATTGGCGCAGAAGAAAGCATTAAACTCATAGATATCATTGATTATGTAATCAAAAAAACCGGATCAACGAGTAAAATAACATACGTAGATGTGCCAGAGTTTCATCAAATAGTTCAAGCACCGAACTTCTTCATGGATTGTGAAAAGATAAGAAATCTTGGCTTTCGTCAAAAATACACTATATTTCAAGCGGTAGATAAAATACTTGAAAAACTATGAACATAGCAATGTTATGGCACGGAGATGACAGTGGGCCGGAAGATTACTGGAATTGTCCTCTCGGACTTTCATTTGCCTTCAAGCGATTGGGACACAGCATAGATATATATAAGTTTGATGCGGCGAATTGCAATTTGGATAGATTGTATTCAAACATAGCAAAATATGAATTCATAAGTGTTTTTTGGCCTTGGACTTCCAATTCACTGGATAATCAGATAAAAAAAATAAGAACGTGTTATAATGGAAAAATAATAATAGAGCTTGGAGACGAACCACAGACTTTTGGTCAAGCTTTTGAGAGAATTAAATATGTTGATGCGGCATTTACTCCAGATTTTAGATGTTTTCAAAAATATAAGGAGATGGGTCTTAACCATGTGAGTTGGTTGAATCATTGGGGAGATGAATTTTTATTCAAATATAAAGAAGAAATACCAAGAAAAAATGTCTGTGTCACAACTTGCGGAGATAGGCCGGGAATAAATTATATTCAATCTTCACTTGGAGATAAATTCGTCAATAAAAAAATACCACCGCAGGAAAATACATCATTTTATAATTCTGGCACAGTTGCGTTTCAGTATGCCAGATATGACGAAATCACTCGACGGTTGTTTGAAGCTGGCGGATGTAAGCTTGCTGTAGTTACAAATCGCATATCAGCCGCTACAGGTATATATGACCTGTTTGTAGATGGAAAAGACATAATGTATTATTCCAATCCAACGGAAGCAGTCGAGCAAATAGAGTATTTGCTAAATAATGAATATGTTCGTGAAACTTTGGCAGAAAGAATATACAGTAAAGTAAATGTACATCATCGTGCAGAAACTCGTGCTCAACAAATCATAGATATAATAAAATCTGTATGATACTATAGATTGACAATATGACATAATTAGCTATGATTGCAAGATTATATGACTTCTAAACCAAAGAAAAGTTTGTATTTTTATTTGATGGTTTTATTTTCCATCATTGGTCTGCCACTAATGGTTATGTCTTTATTCTATATAAAAGACGCCATATTGGCTGATACTTGGCGTACTAATATTGTAACAACCATACAAGTCGCGGCAATCATCGCAGCCGAATTTATGATTATATCCGAAGCAATGAAACACAGAGAAGGATATACTACGGTGGCTACTACGAAGTACAACCTGTTCAAGTGCAGAGAAAGTGGCACAGATGAATCATTTATGATGTTTGCGGACGATGAAGAAGAACTTGAACTATTTTTTAGCATCACGCAACCAGACAAGAAGTTTTTTATAGAACCCGCCGAGATGTCTGGTAAAAGTATCAAAATGAAAATATTCAATGGAGGAACCAGTTATGGGTAAAACTGCATTTTTTATATTAAATCATAACTTACCAGATTATACAGATATGCTGTATGAATCTCTCAAGCCATATGAAAGAAATGATTATGACTTGTTTGTGTTAGATAATGGGTCTTCTCTCGAAGGAAAAAGCAAATACAGCAGTTTTGAACTAGAAAATAATGTATATATGGGAGGAGGATTCAATGCAGGAATGCAGTATGTGTTGGAAAATCCGCAATATGACAGTATGATATTTTCCAATAACGATCTTACGATTCATCCATACAATCACGTAAGAACACTAAGAGAGGAAATGTTCGGGGAGATATTCGCCGGAAAGTGGGGAAGTCTAGAAATAAAGTATGACATTGTATCTCCCTCCATTTACAACATAGAACCGAATCAACAGTGCCATTGGAAAAGCATGCACAATTGGAATGCAAATGGCATCAGGCAGGTCGATTATATCGACTTTCAAACTCCGTTGATTTCACGCAGAATGTTGGAAGAAGTAAAAGAGATAGATTCTGATCTGATGTATGGTTGGGGAGTTTGTTTTTATTTTGCGTTGGTAGCCAAGAAAAAAGGATACAAGCTTGGTATTGTTGATAGATGCTGTATCTTACATCATAACTCAGTTACTATAAAAAAAGGAGTTGCTGGTCTTGATATTCCAACATATTGTCGTAGAGCGGAAGAGGGACAGTATAAGTTTTTCAAAAAGAATAATTTGATGCAAGATTATCTAGACTTGAGAAAAAAAGCGGAAACGTATGAATATGAATGAAAATCAAGCCGATGCCAAGTATACTTGGATAATCAATAGCTATAAATCGCTTCCATATTTGAAGTTGGCGGTTGAATCTATAAGAGAAAATGCTTATTACAAGAACCAACCAATCATTGTTTATACAGAAAATGATACTGAAACACGAGATTGGTTATTAGAACAAAAAGATATAGAAACTATTTACGAACAAAATGAAAACCCAAAAGGAATCGGCGGCGGAGTCAATGAAGCAATCAAACGAGTGCAGACTGAATTCTTTAGTCTTATACATAGTGATATGTACATCAGTCGCCATTACGACAAACCTTTGTATGGCATTGTATCATCTACTGACAGGAAAATAGTCGGTTGTGCTTGGCGTCTTGAGCCCAACATATTTAACAATCAAGATAGGCTAGGAACAGCATTTGCTCCAGTAAATGGCGGATTTGGTGTATATCATCACGATTTCTTAAAAGAAGAATTTTTATATTGGGCCGATGAGTTTGTAAAATCGTCCAACGCTCCCGACTTTAGAAAAGTTGAAGGCGTATCATATATGATGCGAACAAAGCATTTTATACCCAACGACGAAAGATTCGCCCCGTCAAGTTTTGAGGATCATATGCAAAGTGTGCTTATGCAACTAAAAGGATACGATTTTGTTGTATCTGGTAAAGCACTTGTATGGCACTTTGGTGCACGTAGCAGTCATTTCCTTGGACAACACGACAAACTGGTTGGTACATCCGATAGACAAAAGTTGAGCGAACAGAAAAACTTTAAAACTTGGTTGACATTATGGGGAGAACCGCCATCATATGATGAAGTTGGTTTTATAAAAGTTTCAGAACAAATGCGAACCCGTTATAATAACAATCCGGAATTATATGACAGAGGCTGCTAAAAAATATGTAAAATTGATTGCCAAACATGATACTTGGTTCAAAGAAGGAACTGAGGTATATGATTATTATTCTAATCCGCCGAATAATTTGTATCGCATTACATTGGAGCAATGGCAAACGGCAATAAAGGAGGCAGGTCTATTTGTTAGAGGAGTTCGGGTGTGTGGAGATAATGTTGGCGAACAGAACATTGGTTATGCGGTTGGAGAAGAACGGTGGGATGGTGAATGGTGCTATATTGAAGAATTTGACGCAACTATAGTAAATGAAAAAATATGACAGAAGCTGCTAAAAAATATTTTGAGTTGTATTATAAACTGCAACGCTGCATTGATGAAGGCGAGAAGGACGGATTGCTTGCTAACAAGACGCGAAAAGAGTTGTATAGAGTATACAACGAAATGACTGAAAAAGAACAACAACTACTTGATGTAGTTGGTATAGAACACGGAAAAACATGAAATATACTACAAAAGACATTTCAATCATAATACCATCGTATAATACATTAAATTATACATTGATGGCATACCGAAGTATTCGGGAATATTATCCGAACAACGAAATTATTATATTGGATGATGGTAGTACAGACGGGAGTGCTGATTATCTGGACGCTCAAATAAATTTAGATAACAATCTTCGCGGTTGGAAGAACACCACGGGAAATATTCTCGGACATACAATAACATATGATCTAGGAATAAAGATGGCAAAAACCCCACTTGTTACTATTTTCCATAGCGACATGATTTGTGGAAAAAACTATCTTGAGAATATGCTCAAGCATTATAAAGAAAAAACGGTGGTGTGTGCTACACGAATTGAACCGGAAGGGATATATCCACCGGGAAAAGAGAAGATACTAAAACCTTTTGGTATAGAGTTTCACGAATTCAAGAAAAACGAATTTGATGCATTTGTTGAACAAGAACAAAAAGATAGAAAAGATGTCACAACAAACGGGATATTTGCTCCTTGGATGATAGGCAAAGATGATTTCTTGGCTATTGGCGGTCACGATGCTAAAAGTTTTGCTCCATACCCGGAAGAAGATGCGGACTTGTTTCTACGTTTTCATCTTGCTGGATATAAGCTTATACAAAGCAGAGATAGCTTGTGCTGGCATTGGATCAGCAGAGGACACAGAAGTTGGGCCAAGAATGGAGTAGGTAAAGATGATGATATGTTCAAGTTCTATCAGAACAGAGCACGTAGAAACTATATTAGAAAATGGCATCATTGGATGGCATTTGATGAAAACCATCATCCAATAAAGCATCCTGTGTATAATATTGGATTTGTACTAACAAATGTTATAACAGAAGATTTTCTACACTTTGTTGAACCTTGGGCCACGAATATCTTTGTAGACAATATGGGTTGTGCTGAAAGATATATAGAAAAAGAACAGCAAACCACAAAGATTGATCTCCGGAAGCGTATACTCAATCACGGTTATATTAAAGAAGTAAATAACGACATATTACTTTATTTCAGCCAAGATGAGTTTATGAAAGACGGTAATAGTAATGCGGGTATACTCATGAAAATAACAGACATTCTTTCGGAAGATGGTGTAGAAAATAACTCGGACTTTGAACTTGGAATATTTAAGCTTAAAACAAAGGTTGTAAAAGATTTAAGCAAAACACTTATAAAGGTATAATATGAACCCTAGAAATCTTTTTATATTTGTAGTCGATTATGTTCGTGGCCTTGGCGGAAATGGTCGTGGAGTTGTTATTGTAAGAAAAACTCCGTTGGAGCAGATCACTAAGTTGTTTGATGAGTTCCTACTAGAACCAGAAATAGCCAAGTTTGTAAAATACAAGAAAGTAACATCGGAAGAACATCCAAATATGGTGATATATAGAGTGGAAGGAACTGAAGAGCATATAATATTTGGGTTGAGTGAAGAAGGCTGGAAAGGCGATTACGGATTGACACACACAGACTTGGTAGTTAGTGTATATTAAAATTTTATGAAAAACATAGCTTTAGTAACAACATTATTTGACTATCTGGCCAGTTATATTCCTTGTTTTTACAATAATGCTAGAAAGTATTTTGATGAAAATGATATTCATATAATTAGATATTTTGACGAGTCACGCAGAGAGTTATCTTTGGCCGAAAAATTATATTATTACAAAGTAGTAAAAAATATAGAATATTACAAAGAACATTTTTTGGGAAAATATGAGTACATATTATTTGCTGACGCCAAGGATACAAATTTTTACAGAGAACCGAATGACATAGTTGATATATTCAAATCGTACAACTGTAATATAGTTTTTTGTGCAGAAAAGTGGATGTGGCCACCTATACAGGAAAGAAATTTATATGAAACTAAAGAAAAATTTTCTGACAGTTTCTTTTTAAACTCGGGAATATATTTCGGATATACGGATAAAATTATAAATCATATGGAAGAAATAATAAAGTTGAACAGAACTTCATGTGACGACCAAGGGCATTGGACATTGGAGTATTTGTATACTAATGATATTAAAGTAGATCAATCAAACAAACTGTTTTTTAGCACGTTAGAAAACAAAAATCTTGTTAAACAAGGAAATGAAAAATTTATTATAGAGTCAAATCCTATAATGGTGCACGATAACGGTCCATTCACCGAAAATACTTTAAAAATTGCCCATCTATTATGAGTTTGACACACACAGACTTGATAGTTAGTGTATATTAAAATTTTATGAAAAAAGTATCTATTACAAAACTAGAAAGCAAAGCAATCATTCCTACTCGGGGAAGCGCTGGAGCAGCAGGATATGACCTGTATACCACAGAGTTTCATATTTTGAAGCCCGGTGAAAGAAAACTATTCAAGACTGGGTTGTCTATGTCTATTCCGTCTGGGATGTATGGTAGAATTGCGCCAAGAAGCGGTCTCGCATACAAAAAAGGCATAGATGTTATGGCAGGTGTCATTGACGAAGATTATCGCGGAGAAATTGGAGTCATTCTTATCAATCTTGGCCAAGAAGATGTCAACGTCGTTATTGGAGACAAGATTGCTCAAATCATATTTGAATTTTATAATCCCGTTGATTTTGTCGAGACGACTGGATTGGATAATACTCAAAGAGGCGAAGGTGGGTTTGGGTCAACAGATATACTATCCAAACCGGCATTTAAAAAATTCACTCTAAAAAAAGCAACAACCGTTAAAAAATTTTTTGCGGAAAATAAAACCGGAGAACTCAACATGGAAAAAGTTGAAGTTTATATGGGAAATTTTCATGGTGAAATATATGAGTATGAAGAAAGTGGAATGAAAGGACTTTGTGTTGTGGATGATTCTGGTACAGTTCATCCTTATTCCAAAACTCTAATTGTAAAACTATAATTTATAGTTAATTGTTTTATTTTTTGCCTTATATTTATATTTGTAAAGTTTATTGCAGAATAACATGAGCAAAAATAATTATAGATACAAAGAAGATTATTCAAACATTGACGTAGAAGAACTCGACGAAATTGAAACTGAAAAGTTTGAAAAATTTCGTCCCAAGAAAAAAGGAAAGAATAAGCCTAAACAAAAAGACGCTCATATAGAAGAAGATGAGCGTTGATGATAAGTGTGTAGACTATCTTGAATTGTTCCGTGATAGCAAATATCTGGAACTGTCTCAAAAACTAGAAAAAGAAAACGCCGCTGTTGTAGCGGCGTTTTGTTATTATTTGAGCAAGTATGAAGGAGTAAATCACTTGGATTTTCTCCGTAAGTTGCTTTAGTGTTTGTGGTAGATAATACCCCAATCAGCGAGGCGAATGTCTCCACCGGCATATGACATACTGCTTTGTAGGCTTTCGGTCATTTCCTTGAGTTTCTGTTCGTATGTAAATCCATTACATTCGAGCGTAACCAATCTTCCCTCGACGTGAGTATTTGAGCCTTTGTTGATGGCAGAAGCAGAGCCGTAATACTGCTTATACTTTTTCTTGGCAAGCATTTCATCCAGACTTTGTTCAAGAACTCCTTTTGGGCTGACCTTCATTGTTTCTTTAAGTTCGTTCATTCTTACAACCTTCTGGATAGTTTCGGCGGGAGAATCAACGCAAGCAGCAAACACACTGCCTACCATAACCATCTGACCGCCAGCACGAATAGCCTTGGCAATATCTCCATTCATTCTAATTCCACCATCAGCGACCAATGGCTTTCTGGCAGCAGCAGAACATTCCAGCATACAAGTAAACATAGGCATACCAAATCCAGTCTGACCATATGTAGTGCAGGCATCGCCTTGAGCAATACCAACCTTCACGCTGTCTGCTCCCCAGTTTTCAAGATCAACAACCGCTGCGGGTGTTGCCACATTTCCCGCGATGATAAAAGGCTTTTCAACCGAGCAAATGCTGCTGCGATACATACGCATAATATAAGCAAGCATTTCCTTCATTCGCACGCTGTGTGCGTGAGCAATATCAATTGTGATATAATCAATACGAAGATTCTTTTTGATACAATGCTCAACCAGATCCATATCTTCCTGCTTTACGCCAAGGCTGATGCTGATGTTCTTCCAGTTCTCTTCATTGGCTTTCTCAATGAAGTTGATATTATCAGTATTAGGAGTGTCGTGATGGCTGATATTGAAGCGATGCATCACATAAAAATAGTCATTTTCACTCATCCATTTTGCCGTCTTGGCATCAATGGTGCATTTCATATTAGCGGGAGTAACAGGCAACTTGAACTTCTTTGGTCCAAATTCTACAGAAACATCTGCGTCTGAACGAGAATGATACTTTGAGTAGTGCGGCTTTAGAAAAACGTCCTGATATGATAGATATTGTGATTTTTGCATAATTTATTTTAGGTCACCTATTTTAGGGGCACCTAAAAAAGTGTCAATTTATATAAAGTGGTATATATTTATTATTATGAATGCTAAGTTAGTAATAGTCAAAGGATGCCCTAAAATAGACGAAGATAGTCAACGTCTTATTGCCAAGTATGTAAAATATGCTGTTGAGCAACTTGGATTGGATGATACGCCTATTACTATCAGATTGCTTGGACCTAATCCAAGTGAACCTATTACTACTGGGGCATATAGTCCAAAAGATAAAACAGTAAGTAGTATAGCGGGCGGGCGACATCTTGTAGATTATTGTAGAACAATTGCACATGAACTGGCTCATATGAAGCAGGATGTTGATGGCAGAATATCTGGTCCACAACAAGAGATCGGCGGCGAGATAGAAGATGAGGCAAACATACTTTCTGGCAGATACACCAAACATTTCATCAAAAATATACTAACAGACGACGAAAAGAAGAAGTTGGGTCTTGGCAGTTATAAATAATCGTATTAGTGCTGTTGGATTATATTTATATAAGACCATATATATGAACGAATCTTGGCCAATGCTAAATACATCTATGCTTAGACCATCTGGTAAAGCAAAGGACGAAGTATCTTTATCAGATATTACAAATATGCTGAAGAATCGTTCATCTGAACCAGCCACTATGGAATATAATCCCGAAGATGTAAAGGAACTGGAAAAATTTTGTAATGAACACGGTATTCTTGGCGTGAATTTTGGCAAGATGAATCCAAGAGCAGCACTCAATATGCTAAAAGGAAAAATAGGAGTGCGTAATGAGCCAACAATCAAAAAAGGAATGCTTTATGGATGATTTGCGCATATCGGATGAAGCAACGGCGAGAAAAGGATCTTGGGATATCCAAAATGAAGTTGATGAATTGATCAACTCATATGCCGGAAAGCTGGAGGCTACAATTGAAATAGTACCAAAAATTGTAAAACGGGAAGAAAATCCAACTGCTAAAGAAATGCAGATAATGTCTATGCGAGCATTGAAACGTGCAGAAAAAGGAACGGGCACGAGTTTCATGAAAAAGTTGTGCAAAATAGCGGACGACAACGATCTTGTGATTACGGGATATCTTGCAGACAAAGGATGGTCTGGAGATCCCGGCTATGATATCATTGACAAAAAAGTGTATAAATCGACTGAGTCATCCAAAAGATTGATGGATTTTTACAAAAGATTTGGATTCAAGCGCGGGGCTAAAGCTGTTGCTGATCCAGTATTTCCGTTCGGCAACATTCATAGAATGCCACACGCGGTTATATCCGCGAACGAATCAACCGACGACCCGTTTACGAACGAAACAATCATTATGGACGATACTGAAAAAACAATAAAAGTTGGCGACAAAGTCACGATGAATACGCCAGATGATTTGGATTGGCACGGCAAAACCGGAACAGTGGTGCAAATGACTCAAGATGGATCGGTCATAAAGCTCGGCGGGACGGGACAAAAATTGATGGTATTGAATTCTCAACTGACCTTGTCGGAATATTACGTTGGTCAATCGGCAGGATATGGCGGCGGAGCAATGGCTGGTGGCGGAGTTGCTCCAACTAACTGGGCAGGCACATTCTCAAGCAATCAAACATCACGCCGACTAAAAGATTATCCAGCAAGCCGTAGATACACATATATGCAAGGCAATACCGTGATTGGTAGTTCATTATATGATACAATCACACAAGATGACCTGAAAGATGACAGATTTGATTCAGATGAAATTATGGCGGGACTACGTTGGGAAATGAAACATATGGAATATCCAAGCAAAGATGTTGCTCGCCCAATCGTAATCAAAAACCTAGAAACCAATCCCAAGTATTATAGCGACTTGGATATGTATTTTAAATCAGACAAACAAGGAAAAATTATGGAAAACATTGACACCACAGAGTTAGCAATGGGTATTGACGTTGAAAAAGAACATACCCAAGATGAAGAACTGGCAAGAAAAATTGCTATGGATCATTTGGCAGAAGATCCTAGATATTACAGTAAACTGAACGCTGCTGGACTTGGTCACGGAGACGAACAAGATTCCGAAATCGAACAAGAGCCAGGCAACATAGATACAGTAGTAGTAACACTTGCTGCTCCTATATGTTCGGACACAGATAGTCAAAGCAAATTAACTACGTCCGGTTTAGGAAGTGGATCGCCAAAACCATTGAAGTCAACCAACCTAACCGCACCGGAAACAAAGGTAGTCAATGACAAGAATACGGTGGTGTATGGAAAAACACCAACCATCACTGGTATAGCAGATCCACTAAACCACTTCGCAAGCCAAATCCAAGCAGGCATTCACGAAAAATGGTAAACTATGATCCAATTGACCATTATTGCTTTCTTATACAGGAAGCAATAAACGAAGGAGGTTCGGAGATAAAAGAACCGCACGCTGGCATTACTAGTGATATGTCTGGTCGTTGGACAATAAATGCGTTTGATACTGATAAGCATAATAAAAAAGAAACGCCTGCGATGAAAGAAGCGATTTATGCCAACAATGCTGGTATAATGGAAGTGTTCAAGTTTTTTGAGAAAGCAACTGACGCCGAAAAACAACAGTTTGATGATCTTGTAAATGCCGGAAATCAAAATGCCGCATTAAAACTTGTAGAAAAAGTTTTGGGTGTAAAGTTTCAAGGCGATCTAACACTACAATAATATGAAAGCAACGGTTTTATTGTTTGCGATGCTATTGATGCTTACTGGTTGCCAATCGTATGTGGCAATGACACAAAAAGACTTGGAAGATAAGTATGTCAAAAAAGCACAAGCAGAGTCGCAACTAAAAGAACTAAAAGACAAATACAACAAGGATTTGATTGAAGTTCAAGAACGTATATCTGCTGCAAAAGACAGTGTTATAACCGCTCAAGAAAAGCAGATACAGAGTGCGGCAAACTCGTTATATTCTATAAACCAAGCATATGCTTTTTTTCCAAAGGTTGGTGCATTTGAGTATTCAAAGCGTGAAACTGGACTTGGCTTTGCTGCTCTTGGTAAATCTCCAACTATCGACGAAATACTGAATGGTCCAAAAAAACTACAAGAATACATTGATGCGTTTGATAAAGATAACAAGGATGAAATAAAGCGACTTCAGGAAGAAAACGAAAAGTTGTTGGCGGAAAAGGGAGTATTAGTAAAAACTACAGAAGAAGCAAAGCAAGAAGTAAAACAACTTCAAGTACAAAAAGAAGAAATCAAAGAAACTGCTGCCAAACAAATAACAGTAGCACAGGAAAAAGTGAATCAAGCAAACAGCGAAGCACTTGCTTCATCCGCCGCAGCCATTACTGCCGAAAAAGAAAGACGCGAAAGTGCGGAAAAACTTGAAAAGACCAAACGTGAAATAATGATATGGTGTGGCATAGGAGCAGCAATAGCGATGGCTGGTGCAGTATATTCTCCGGTTGGTAAGGGTGGATTAGCAGTTATATCATTTGTGCTTGCATTTGTAGCCGTAGCAATAATGTATATTCAACCTTGGATGGTACTTACGGTCGGATTGGTTGGAGCCGCCGCTGCCATTGGTTATGTATTATACAGACACAATATTGCTGAAACAAGTAATGACAATATGGTCAACGCCATACAAGATCTCAAGGAAACTTCTGGCGAAACATATGGTCAGGTAAAAAAGAGCCTGCAAGAATGGAACACAAAATACAAGACCAATAAGAGTGGAGAAGTTGTTGAAGTGGCAGACAAGACTATAGAAAAGTATATAGATCAAAAACTTGCTGAATACGGCAGGCTAACAACCAAAAAGAAGTAATCAACTTTTTGGCATTCTATACATCGTTGTAGCAAAAGGCATACTAAATGTATAATCCATACGTTTGCCTTTGTTTATTATAAATCCAAACTTCTTATAAAAATCCATCAACTTTTTTGGCGAAACATTATCATCATCTGGCTCTGGTATTAGCACAATAGGCAAGTTTTCAGTATCAGCAAACTTTGTAATGCTATTCATCACTTTTGTGCCTACACCAGTTCCTCTGTGCTCTTCTTTTACATAAAGGTCGCTAAGAAACAAACTGCCATTACTACGATCATAATACATTCCTACTTTATCCAACTCTGGGTATGATGATTGTAGCGTGCGTTCAAATGCCGCCACTTTATTTTCTATATCACCACCTTGTTGTTCTAGTATTTTCTTTAGTAAAGCCATGTATATAAATATATGTTGACAAACACATTATCAACGTTCATTATGCTTTCAATCTTATATATATACATATGAATATTACGTTATCAAACGATGTGTTGGATGCAATAGATACAACACGAGTAGATTATGTGCATCCACAAATGCAGCAATGGTTTCACCTCCAATCGGGAAGAGAGCATTACAGATTGTTGATCTATTTAACGAATTGTTTTAACAATATAAAAATTGCAGATATAGGAACGTACAGAGGGGCATCAGCAACGGCATTGGCACAAAATAAAAGCAATCAAGTATTTAGTCTGGACGTGGGCGTATTTAAGGAAAAAATACCATTAAAAAACATTAACTTTTGTGTAGGAGATTTTCATACAGATAAAAATATTCAAGATACTATTCTTGCTTCCTCTTTTATTTTTTTGGACATTGACCATTTATACAACAATGAGATCTGGCTGTATCAATTTTTAACAAAAAATAACTGGACAGGTATTATGTTGTGTGATGATATTTATCTAAACGATGAAATGCGTAGATTTTGGAATGAATTGTCGCATCCAAAGCAAGACATAACAAAGTATGGACACGGTTCCGGAACCGGGTTTGTAAATTTTAATTCAGATATAACCTTAGAACTAAAATAATATGTACACCGGACAAATTTATTATCAAAATAATCCTATCACTGTTCAACAGGCGGTTGATCTCAATCTAATAGACGTTGACGCAAATGGTGATATTTGGCTCAAGAACGACGTTACTCATCTTGTTAGGATCACGGGCGATTTGAGATTAGGCTAAAAACAACTTATACAAAGGTCATATGTCAAAATATTATATCGTAGATAGTACCGTCAAACAAAACGGTAAAAATCCAGTAATGCTGTTTGAAAGCATACCTGGCGTTATTAAACATTTAGAAGTAATGTGTCAGCGTCAGTTTAAGCATACTCGTGCTCAATATATGAACAATGCTGAGAGTGTTGGGCATTCTGCCGACGAACCTACCGGCAGAGCATTTTACGAAATGATGGAACAATATTTCAATATTGGCGTTATTCGTAAGGACTCTAGTCCTGTAAAATGCAATATCTTTGAAGCGGACAGATTTATTCGCAGCAAAGACGTTCATGGG